ATTTTAATTTTTAAAAAATAAAAAAAAAATTATATAACAAAAAAAAGGACTAGGTTTTATTTTAGTTCTTTTAATAAAAGCTCTTGTAGAAATACATGGGCTTTTTAATTTTGAAGAGTGAGGTGAAGTAGCATTGAAATTAAATGCAAGGCAAAAAGCTTTTTGTGAATATTATGTAGCTAGTGGAAATGCTACTGATGCTGCAACCAAGGCTGGATATAGTGAGTATTATGCAAAAAATAGAATACATACTCTTATGAAAAGTGTGGGTATAAGTGGGTATATTGAAGAATTACAAGAAAAAGCAAAATGCAATAGGATTATGACAGCAATAGAGAGAAGAGAATTTTTAACAAGTATGATAAAAGATGGAGCTGTTAAAGACACTGATAGACTGAAGGCACTAGATATATTAAATAAAATGGATGGAGAGTATACTCAAAAACTAGAAGTTAAAGGAGAATTAAATTCTAATCCTTTTGCTGGACTTACAACTGATGAATTAAAAGAAATAATAAAAGATTAAAGGAGGTGTTGTGGGGGTGTATGATAAAGAATTAATAAAATTAGAAGCTAAAAAAGAATTAGCTAGGAGAGATTTTTGGTATTATTGTAAATTACTAGGTAAAAAAGATTTTTACAATGATAAAAAAGAATATTTAAAAGATTTATGTAATCAGTTACAAAATTTTATTGATTCTAATAAAAAGATATTAGTTATTAATATGCCTCCAAGATTTGGAAAATCTTATACAGCAACCTTATTTGTTCAATGGTTGTTAGGAAGAAATAATAAGTTAAAAATTATGACTGGATCATATAATGAAACTCTTTCTTCTACATTTGCTAAACAAGTAAGAGATATGATAGCAACAGAACAGACTCAAGGGGTAACAGTTTATAGAGATATATTCCCAGATACTAAAATAAAGTATGGAGAAGCCTCAATGAACAAGTGGGCTTTGGAAGGGAGCCAAGTCGCAAACTATTTAGCAACATCTCCAACAGGAACTGCAACAGGATTTGGAGCAGATTTAATAGTTATAGATGACTTAATAAAAAACTCTGAGGAAGCATATAACTCTAATGTCCTTGAAAAGCATATTGATTGGTTTACTAACACTATGTTATCAAGAACAGAAAAAGGTTTTAAATTAATAATCATAATGACCAGGTGGGCAAGTAATGACCTAGCTGGTTTTATTTTATCTAATTATGATGATGTGGTTCATATAAATTATAAAGCTATCAATGATGATGGGACACCTTTAGATGAAGGAACATTATCATTAGAGGACTTTGAGTTTAAAACTAAGAATATGGCAAAAGAAATTGTATATGCCAACTACCAGCAAGAGCCAATAGATATAAAGGGTAGATTATACAGTGAATTTAAAACTTATGTTGATTTACCTAAAGAAAAGATTGTTAAAATATCTGCCTATTGTGATACAGCTGATACTGGAGAAGATTTTTTATGTAATATCATTTATGCAGATTGCAAGGATAGTGCTTATATATTAGATGTTATCTATACCAAAGAAGCTATGGAAATAACAGAACCTATGGTTGCAGAAGCATATAAAAAGTTTAATGTGAATGTTGCAGATATAGAAAGCAACAATGGTGGTAGAGCATTTGCAAGGAACATAGAAAGAATTACAAGAGATAAAGGAAATTATAAGACGGTTGTTAAATGGTTCCATCAATCTGGAAATAAAATAGCAAGAATATTATCAAATAGTGCTTGGGTAAATAATAATATCTATATGCCTATTGATTGGAAAAATAAATGGTCAGAATTTGCAAAAGATATTATTTCTTACCAAAAAGAAGGTAAGAACAAACATGATGATGGACCTGATGCTTTAACTGGTGTTGCTGAAAAATGTAATAAAATATCAGGATTATCTTTTGAATAGGAGTTAATAATGTGGGAATGGATAAAAAAACTATTTAAAAAGCCAAAGGTGGAAAATATGGAGATTAGAAAACTTGAATATTTAATAAGTCAATGGCTTTCTTCAAAAACTAGAGTGGACCAGGTAAATGGAGAAAGATATTATAAAGGTAGTCATGACATATTAGCTAAAAAAAGAAAAGCAATAGTTGAAGGTGGTAGATTAGAAGATATTAATAATTTAGTCAATTCTAAACTTATTGATAACCAGTATTCAAAAATGGTTGACCAAAAAGTTAATTATTTTTTAGCTAAGAAACCAACTTTTATTTGTAAAAATGAAAATGTTTTAAAATTATTTGGTAATAAGTTTCTAAGAACTTTAAGAAATTTAGGAGAGGATACTCTTAATGGTGGTATAGGTTGGATATATCCATATTTTAACCAAAAAGGTGAATTACAATTTAGAAAATTTGAACCTTCTGAAATATTACCAATATGGACGGATAACAATAAGGATGAATTAGAATTAGTTATAAGATTATATGAAGTCTTAGAGTTTCAATATAATAGTTTAGTTCCAGTTAAAAAAGTAGAAGTTTACTCAGGAAATGGAGTAGACTTTTTTATTTGGAATGATAGTTTAAAACCTTTAGGACATTTAGACTATATATTTATAGGAGAAGAAACATACAATTGGGGAAAAGTTCCATTAATTCCTTTTAGAAGTAATAACTTAGAACAACCTTTAATATGCAGAGTTAAATGCTTACAAGATGCCTTGAATGAGATAATTTCTAAATTTCAAGATAATATGATGGAAGATGCTGGAAGTACAATTTTAATCTTAACTAACTATGATGGAGAGAATTTAGGAGAGTTTAGAAGAAACTTAGCAACATATAGAGCAGTAAAAGTTACAAATACTGATGGTGGCAAAGGTGGACTTGAAGCACTTCAAATAGAAGTTAACTCTGAAAACTATGCTTTAATAATCAAATTACTTAAAAAAGCAATAATAGAAAATGCAAGAGGCTTTGATGCTAAAGATGAGAGACTTGGAAATAATCCTAATGAGATGAATATTCAATCTATGTACTCTGATATAGATTTAGATGCTAATCAAATGGAAGTAGAATTTCAGGCATCTTTTGAAGAGTTAATGTGGTTTATAAATAAAGCTTTAAATGTTAATGAAACTCTTGATGTAATATTTAATAGAGATGTTTTAGTTAATGAATCTGAAACAATTAATAATTGTAAGTCTAGTGTTGGTATCATATCTCAAAAAACTATAATAACTCAACATCCTTGGGTTAACAATGTTGATGAAGAAATAAAACAACTTGAAAAAGAAAATAAAGAATTAGATCCTTATCCCGGAGATTTTGGAACTAAAAAAGTTCCTGATTTAAATGAGTAATTACTGGACTAAGAGATTTGAAGAAGAAGAAAAACAAAGAAATATATTAAATAAAGCTTATGCTAAAGAAATAGAGAAACAATATAAAATAGCAGAGAATAAAATAAAAAGTGATATTGAAAAATGGTACATTAGAATAGCTAATAATAATCAAATATCCTTAGCAGATGCTAAAAAGTTACTAACTAAAGATGAATTAAAAGAATTTAAATGGACCTTAGCAGAATATACTCAAAAAGCTAAGAGTGGAGCATGGAAAAAAGAACTTGAAAATGCTTCAGCTAGAATACATATTAAAAGGTTAGAAGCTTTACAACTTCAAGTTCAAAACAGCATTGAAACTTTAAGAAATAAAGAAAATGAAATGTTAGAAGATTATTTAATAAAGAATTATGAAGATACTTACTATCATTCATTGTATGAGATTTCAAAAGGATTGAATCTTAAAACAAGCTTTGCTACTTTAGACAAAAATAAGATTAATCAAGTCATAGGAAAGCCTTGGTTAAAAGATGGTAAAAACTTTTCTGATAGAATCTGGCAGGATAAGGAACAATTAATAAATACATTGAGAACTAAAATTACTCAATCTTTTATAACTGGTAGTACATTAGATGAAGCTGTTAAAGATATATCTAAATTTGTTTCTGATAAGATAAAAAATAAAGAGTATGTTGCAAGGAGATTACTAGAAACAGAATCTGCCGCTTATGCTTCAAAAGCACAGATAGAAGCTTTCAAAAGTATAGATGTTGAGAAATATGAAATAGTAGCAACATTGGATTTACATACTTCTGAAATTTGTCAAGAAATGGATGGAAAAGTTTTTAATATATCGGATCAAGAAATAGGAGTAACAGTGCCTCCTTTTCATTCTCATTGTAGAACAGTTATAGCTCCATACTTTGATGATGACCCTATAAGAGCGTCAAGAGATGAAAATGGAGAATATAAAGAAGTTAAGTACATGAACTATAAGGAATGGAAAGACCAGTATATTAAAAAAGAGAATGGAGTTTTATTTGCTAATGATAATGGAAAATTTAATTATAAAGATAAAATAAATGAGTTTTACTGGCTTGAAAAGATAGATAAAGTTAATTATAATACAGTTAGAGAAGTGTTTTCAAAATATGAAATAGGAATGGCTAAATTAAATTATGAAACTTCCATTGTTGTAAGAGCTGATGGAAATGTTTATGGGGTTATTGGTGGAAAAAATTTTGTAAATAGTGGAGTTGTTGGGGATCTAACTGGAGCTTATATAACTCATAACCACCCTATAGAAGAAACTGAATTTTCTTTTAGTTTTGAAGATGTTAATTCTTTTATTAATGACAAATTAACTTATTTAAAAGGGCTAGATCAAGAATACGAATATGAATTAAGTTGGGATTTATTTGAAAGTGACCCACAACCACCTGAAAATTTAATGACATTTGAAAATACACAGAATTTTAGAATTTATGAATATACTAAAAAATATAATATAAGATACAGGAGGTTTAAAAAAACTTATGAATAATCAAGAAAAAGCAAAAGAAGAATTTACTCAAGTATACATTGAACATTGTAAAAAATGTAAAGAAATAGCAACTAGTAAAAATCAATATGGTATGTTAGATGGATCTGGTAGTGGAACAAAAGAGTTAACAATTAAACTTCTTGAAGAAATGGAAAGAATTAAGAAAAAATATGGTGTTGATAAAATAGATTTCTACTATGAAGATGCTAGTAAAATTTTCAATAAAGTTTTTTTTGATGACTAAAACATCTAATTTGTTTTATCTCTTGACAAAATCTAATATTTATAGTACAAATAGTATTATAACTATTAGGAGGGGATTTTATGAGAAAGGGGATTAAATATTTCTTTATTATTTTTATTGGAATGATGACAGTTGGGTTATATCTGGCTTATACAATGGATAGTCAGTTAAAAAGAGTAGCTGAACTAAGTGATGAGCAAGAAAAAAATATTGTTCAAGTCATCAAGGATATAGGAATTGATGAAAATATTGAAAAAGTAGAACATGATGAACTATTAGATGGTATGTACTCTGAGACAGGAAAAGGTTATAGAATATCTATAAGTAATAGTGAAATAAATAATTTAATTTTATATTTAAAAGAAGATAAAGATATAGAAGCAATTAATTGGGCAGATATAAATTTCTATAAAGATGGAGAAATTAAAGATAACATAAAAGATTATGTACTTACATCTAGTCAAAGAGCTCAGTATCAAAATAGAGCTGAGGAACTTATAAAATCTATGTTAATATCACCAGCAACGGCTAAGTTTCCAAGTTCTAATCAATGGAATATAGGAATAAATAAGGGTATTGTTTTTATGCAATCTTTTGTTGATTCTCAAAATGCTTTTGGGGCTGTAATAAGAAATAATTTCAAAATAAAATATGATACTAAAACAGCAACAATTACATCACTTATAATAGATGGAGAAGAACAAATTAAGCAATCTAAAGCAAGTAAAAGTAAGAATAAAAATAAAAAAAAGTAATAAAATAGTATATAAGATAGGAGCAGTTAAAAAAGACTGCTCTTTTTTATTGCTAAGGAGAGTGATTAAATTCAAGTAATAATTAAACTTATTATATATTTAAACAAACATCTCGCCTTTTTAGTATTGTAGGCGATAAAGAACAAGACAACCAATTACGTTGGCATACAACGATAAAAATGAAGGAGTGAAAAAATGGAAAAAGAACAATTAATAGCATTAGGACTTACATTAGAACAAGCCGACAAAGTTTTAGGAGCTCATAAAACATACATGGAAAGTTTTATTCCAAAAGGTCGTTTTAATGAAGAACTAGAAGCTAAAAAGAATTTAGAAACACAGCTTGCAGAAAGAGACAAGCAATTAAAAGAGTTAGAAAAATCTGTTGGAGATAATAAAGAATTAAAAGCTCAAATTGAAAAACTTCAAAATGATAATAAGAGTGCTGCTGAAAAATATGCAAAAGACTTATTTGATTTACAATTAAACAATGCAGTTGATGTTGCAATTACAGGAGCAAAAGGAAAGAACTCAAAAGCAATAAAAGCTTTATTAGACTTAGAAAAAGCAGATTTAAAAGATGGAAAAGTTGTAGGATTAGAAGAACAGTTATCTAATTTGAAAAAGTCAGATCCATATTTATTTGAGATTGAAAAACAACCAGCTAATCCAAATGGATTTAAACCTGGGGATGGAAATAATAAAACTCCTGGTGGAGATGGACCAAAAACTTATTCAGAAATGGTAGCTATGTTAGAAGCTAATCCTAACTTAGATGTTAACAATTTATAAAAAAGGAGAAGATGAAAAATGGCAAAATATTTCGATTCAAAAACATTTAATGCTGAGGCATTTGGAAAGTATTCTAGTAGAATACCAAACACAAAAAAGAATGAATTATTAAAATGTGGAGCAATTAGAGGCAATAAAGAAATACATGATGCCTTTGCAAACCAAACAGGAACTCATTATGCAGTATTACCAATGCTTGGAAAAATAGGAGGAACACCTTTAAACTATAACGGTTCAACAGATTTAACTGCAGGATCTACAAAAACATATAATAGAGGAGTAATCACAATTGGTAGAATGGCAGCATGGACTGAAAAAGACTTTTCATTTGATATAACAGGTGGAGTTAATTTCATGGATAATGTTGCTGCTCAATTAGTTGATTATTGGGCTGAAGTTTATCAAAATACTTTAATAAAAATATTAAAAGGTGTATTCTCAATGACTGGTGGAGAAGAAGCTAAGTTCGTTGAAGCACATACATATGATATAACTCAAAAAGCAGGAGCAGATGGAGAAGTAGGAGCAACAACTTTAAATAGTGCATCACAAAAAGCTTGTGGAGATAATAAAAACATTATCAAAATGGCAATTATGCACTCAACAGTTGCTACAAACTTAGAAAATCTACAAATCATAAAATACTTTACTCAAACAGATGCAAACGGAATGCAAAGAGAAGTAGGATTAGCTACTTGGAATGGTAGAGTTGTATTTATAGATGATGCTATGCCAGCTGAAAAATTTACTGGAGAAAAATATGCAAAAGTAACAGCATCACACCCTGAAGCATTAAAAATTACTACAGCTGGAACAGGAGAAAAAGAAGTTGCTGTTGCAACAGTGAATGGAGCTAAATTTGATACTAAATGGACTGCTAAAGAAGGGGAATATGCTGCATTAGTTCCAACAGGAACAAAGTATTCTACTTACTTACTAGGAGTAGGAGCATTTGATTATGAAGATTTAGGAACATTACATCCTTACGAAATGGCAAGAAATCCATATAAAAACGGTGGAGAAGATACTTTAATATCAAGAAAAAGATTATGTTATGCTCCATTTGGAATTTCTTATAAAACATCTACTACAATATCACCTGATGATACAGAATTAGAAAAAGGTACTAACTGGGAATTAGTAAAATCAGAAGATGGAGAAGTAATAGATCACAAATCTATCCCAATAGTTAGAATAATCTCGAGAGGATAATTATGGAAAATATCAAAGAAATGGTAATTGAAAAGCTAAAATTATTCAAAATAGATGAAGCTACAAGTATAGAATATTTCTTAAATAAAGCTTTATCTAGTATTAATAATTTTACAAATCAAAATTATACATTTGATAGCATTCCAAATGGACTAAAATATATATTAACAGATAAAGCAGTAGGAGAAATTCTTAATTTTAAAAAGCTCAATGGAGAGCTTAAAGATTATGATTTCTCCTTTGTTTTAAAATCTATTAAAGAAGGGGATACAACTGAAACTTATTCTGATACAGTAAAAACACCTGAAGAACTTTTTGAGATTATGCTGAATGATTTATTAATTGGTAAAGATAATGAGTTATATAGATATAGGAGATTACAATGGTAAGAAATTTACAAAAGTTATGGAGAGATACTTGCAGTATTTATAATTTTGAAAAAGTAAAGGATCCAAAAACTAAAACAACTGAGTTTAAAGAAATTTTAGTTCAAGAGAATATTCCTTGTAGAATTTCATTTCAAAATATATCTTCTACAAGTGAAACTCCTTCAATAGCTATAACAAATCAAGTTATAAAATTATTTCTTTCAAATAAAGTAGAAATAAAAGAAAATTCAAAAATAGTTGTAACTAGAAATGGGATATCTAAAACTTATAAAGCTTCAGGTATCCCTGCTATATACTCAGTACATCAAGAAGTTATTTTAGTAACTGATAATAAAGGAGCTTAATATGGGACAAGCTGTAAAAATTAATATGGCTGGATTAGAAGTAATGAAAAAGAATTTAGAAAATATACAAAAAAATCAAGCTGAAATAATGGCAAGTCTTGTTAAATCTTTAGGGGCTTTATTATTAAGAAAAGTAATTTTTAGAACACCAGTTGGAGATTATGAAAATGATTTTCAAACTTATAAGAGAGATAATAAAAAGAAGGGCATAAAAGCTGGAGATGTAAAATACGATAAAAATGGGAATGCTAAAAGAAAAGGTTATAAAAGTGTAACATCAAAAAATGTAACTTATATATATCGTAGGAGAGGTGGAAATTTAAGAAGGAACTGGACAATAGGTCAAGTTTTTAAAAATGGTAATTTGTATTCAGTTGAAGTTATAAATCCTACCCATTATGCTTCTTATGTTGAGTATGGGCACAGGCAAACACCAGGCAGATTTGTTCCTGTACTCGGAAAGAAATTAAAAAGAGCTTGGGTTCCTGGTAGATTTATGCTAACTATTTCAGAGAATGAAATAAAAGAAAATATGGATGCTATATTAGAAAAGAAATTAGATAGTATATTGAAGAAGGTGTTTGGTAATGCTAAGTAGAGTAGTAAGTGCTATATCTAATACTCTTGAGAAAACATTTCCAGAAGTAGAAATATATGTAAATAAGATTAAGCAAGGTTTTGAAGAGCCTTGCTTTTTTATTCAACTATTAAATCCTAATGAAAAACAAGTATTAGGAAATAGGTATAAACAAAAAATAGATTTAGATATTCAGTATTTTCCTAAGAATGAGGATGACAATTGGGAATTAATGGAAATGTCCCAAAAATTAAATAATACTTTGGAAGTTATTAAAACTGAAGAAGGGGATTTATTAAGAGGCTTAGATAGAAATTCACAGTTTATAGATGGAAATCTTCATTACTTTATAACTTTCAAACCATTTGTAAAAAAAGTAGGAGAAGAAGAACCATTTATGGAAGAATTAAAAACAGATGTAAAACCAGATAGGAGGGACTAATGGCAACTAAAACAAAAAAAGATGATGAAATTCTATATTCAAAAGAACAAATTATCACAAGTAAAAAATATTCCAATAGAAAAGATATATTGAATGTTTTATTAAAAGATGATGAAGAATATAGTTTTTCAAAGATAGATGAAATTATAGAAGAATTTATGAATAAGGAGGTTCAATAATGAATGGTGGAGGAACTTTTTTAACCCAAAATAAAGTTTTACCAGGAGCATATATAAACTTCGTTTCTGCTTCAAGAGCAACAGTAAATATATCTGATAGAGGTTTTGCTGCTATTGCTACTGAACTTGATTGGGGAGTAGATGGCGACATTTTTAAAGTTGAAAATAGTGATTTTCAAAAAGATACTATGAAACTTTTTGGATATGATTATACAGATGAAAAAATGAAACCTTTGAGAGATTTATTTATGAAAGCTAAAACTGTTTATCTTTATAGATTAAATGGTAATGGTGTTAAAGCAAGTAATGATTATGCTACTGCTAAATACAGTGGCACAAGAGGGAATGATATAACTATTATAGTTAAGACTAACATAGATGAATCTAATAAAAAAGATGTTATTACTATGATAGGAACTAAAAAAGTAGATGCTCAAACAGTTGCTAATGCTTCTGAGTTAGTTGATAATGATTATGTTGTATTCAAAAAATCAGCTCAACTTACAGATACTGCTGGAACTAAACTAGCAAATGGTACTAACTTGACTACTGTAACTGGTGCTGAGCATCAAAAGTTTTTAGATTTAGCTGAATCTTATTCTTTCAATACTATTGGATGTACTTCTAAAGATGAAGTTATAAAGAAATTATATGTTCAATGGACTAAGAGAATGAGAGATGAAGTTGGAGTAAAACTTCAATGTGTTGTATATAGATATCCTGCTGATTATGAAGGAATAATAAACTTACAAAATAAAGTTAAAGATGAAGGTGCTCCAGAACAATCATTAGTTTATTGGTTAACAGGTGCTGAAGCAAGTTGTGAGGTTAATGCAACATTGACAAATACAAAATATGATGGAGATTTTATAGTTGATACTAAGTTTACTCAATCTGAGCTAATAAATGGAATAAAAGCAGGACAATTATTATTTCATAACAATGTTGGAGAACCATATGTGTTGACTGATATAAATAGTTATACATCAATAACTATTTATAAAAATGATGATTTCCAATCAAATCAAACTATAAGAATTTTAGATCAAATAGGAAATGATATCGCTTTAATGTTTAACAGAAAACATTCTGGAAAGAGCAGAAATAATAATCCTGGAAGAGAAGGATTATGGAAAGACATAGTTGCACATCATCAGGAACTTGAAAGAATAGAAGCACTTGAAGATTTTGATCCTAAAAAAGTTAAAGTTGAGAAAGGTTTAACTAAAAAATCAGTAGTTGTTACAGATCCAGTTAATCCTGTAAATTGTATGGAAATTCTTTATATGACAGTTATTGTTCAATAGGAGGTAGATAGAGAATGGCAGATATGATAACAATGAATGCTAAAGATGCTGTATCAGGTAGCTTAGGCGAATGCTATGTTACATTAGAAGGAAAAAGATATAATTTAATGACAGCAATTAAATTTGAAGCAAGTTATGAAAAAACAAAAACTGAAGTACCTATTTTAGGTAAAGTAAGTAAAGGAAATAAATCTGTTGGTGGTAAAGGTAGTGGAACTATGACAGTTCATTATAATGCTCCAATTTTTAGAGAATTATTGGAAAAGTATCAAAATACTGGTGAAGATATTTTCTTTGAAATAGAAGTTTCTAATGAAGATCCTACTTCAAAAGCTGGTAGACAAACTATCCTTTACCAAGGTTGCAATACTGATGGGGGGATTTTATCTAAATTTGATGCTGGAGCAGAGTATTTAGATGAAGAAATAAAGTTTACTTTTGAGAAATTTATAGTTAAGAATCCATTTAATATTTTAGATGGAATGATATAAGGAGTGATAAAAAATGACAAATATGGAAGTATTCTTAAAACAAAATGCAGTACAAAAAGAAAATAAAAAAGTAGCAGTTTCTGAAAGATTTAAAGATGAAGATGGAAAAGTTGTTGAATGGGAAATAAGACCTTTAACAGCACAGGAAGACCAAATTTTAAGAGAAGCTAATACTGAAATTAAAGAATTAAAAGGAAAAAAAGGACAATTATTCCCTCAATTAGATTCTAATAAATATTCTTCTATGCTAATTGCTGCTTGTGTTGTCTTTCCAGATTTACAAAATCAAGAATTACAAGATAGCTATGGAGTAAAAAACAAACCTGACTTATTGACAGCTATGTTGTTACCAGGAGAGTTTCAAGACTTATTTTCAGAAGTTCAAAAAATCAATGGATTTAAAACACTTGAAGATTTAACTGAAGAAGCAAAAAACTAATAAATGGGGGCGATAGTGAGGCTAATATCCTTTACTATTGCCTCCATAAGTTCCATATATTGCCTAGTAAGTTTTTGGAACTTCCAAAGGAAGAACGAGCATTTATAATGGCAAGTATTCAGATAAGAATTCAAGCTGAAAAAGAAGCTAGTAAGAAATAATGGAGGTGGATTAATGTCAACGATACAAGGTTCAATAATGCTTATGGATGCAATGTCCACTCCTTTAAATCATATCGTTGGTGCTATAAATACAACTATCACTGCTTTGCAAAAAGTTAATAATACTGATGTTAATATTGATACAAGTAGATTAGCAAGTGCACAAACTATGATAGTACAAGCTGGAGCACAATTAAGTGAAATAGAAAGAAATATTCAATTAGGGATTCAAAATAATACAGCTGAGCAGAATAATTTTAATAAATCTCTAAATCAAGGGGTAAATAAAGCAGACTCATTATTTTCAAAGATAAAAAGTTTTTTAGGGCTTTATGCTGGAATCCAATCTGTAAAAATAGGATTAGATGTTTCAGATAATATTTCTCAAACAACAGCAAGATTAAATATGATAAACGATGGAAAACAAACAACAGATCAACTACAACAAGCTATATTTCAATCTGCTAAAAATTCAAGAGCAGGTTTCTTAGATACAGCAAGTATAGTTTCTAAGTTAGGTTTATTAGCACCTCAAGCATTTAATAGTAATATGGAGACTGTAAAATTTTCTGAATTAATGGCTAAATCTTTTAAAGTTGGAGGAGCTTCAACATCTGAACAAACATCAGGAATGTATCAATTAACTCAAGCTATGGCTTCTGGAAAATTACAAGGAGATGAATTTAGAAGTATTATGGAAAATGCTCCTTTATTGGCTCAAGCAATTAGTAAATATACAGGAAAGTCTATAGGAGAATTAAAAGATATGAGTAAAGAGGGATTGATTACATCTGATGTAATAAAGAATGCAGTATTTGAAATGTCAGATGAAATTAATAGTAAATTTAATTCAATTCCAATGACATTTGGAGATGTTGTTACTCAAATAAAAAGTAATGCTGTTAATTCATTTATGAGTATTAGTAGTAGAATGAGCGGTATTTTTAATAGTGAACGGTTTCAAGGTTTTATTGATGGAGTTTCATCTTTTATAAATAAAGCTTTTGTTATGATAAATTGGCTTATAAAAGGTATATCTATGGTGGGAACTGTCCTCTATGAAATATGGGGACCTATTCAACCAATTTTAGTTACAGTCCTAGGATTACTAACAGCATATAAATTAGTTATGGGATTTATAGCAGTAAAAACAGCTATTGCATCAGGGATTGCTACTATTTACAATTTAGCACTTCTTGCCAAACAAACAATGTTAGGGGCAGTTAGTGTAGCCTTAGCACAAGCTACTGCTGCACAAACAGGACTTAATCTAGCTATTTTAACCTGTCCAATTACTTGGATTATAGCTGGAATTGCTTTAGTTATTGCAGCTATATATGGTGTTGTGGCAGTATTTAACAAAATTACAGGTAAAGCAGTCTCTGCAACAGGTATTATTGTTGGAGTGTTCTATTGGATGGGTGGACTAATCTATAATATAATTGCTGCTACTTGGAATAAATTAGCACAAACTTTTGTATCTATCTATAATTTAGGAGTTAGTATAGCTGAATTTTTTGCCAATGTTTTTAAACATCCTATTCGTGCTGTAGCTCATCTATTTGCAAATTTTATAAACTTTTTAATAGATAAAGTTAAGTTTTTAGGTTCAATAATAGATACTATATGTGGAACTAATGTTGTTGGAAGATTAGAAACTGTACAAACTGCTATTGGTGACTGGGTAAATGAAAAAGTTGGTGGCAATGAAATAACCTTGAAAAGAATGGATGCAACTCAAGTTATGATGGATAGAGTAGGCTTGAAAGATATGTATAATAAAGGTTATGAAAAAGGTGCTAACTTTAGTTTATTTGGTAAAAATGCTGAAACTGGAATAGATACTAATACAGAATTTGGTAATTCTACTAATCCTGAGGTAGCTAAGTCTAATGATTTATTAAAAAATATAGATAAAAATACTAAGAAAGCTGGAGATATGTTAGATTTATCACATGATGAAATTAGTTATTTAAGAGATTTAGCTGAAAGAGAAGCTATTAACAGATTTACAACAGCAGAAGTAAAAGTTGATGTTGGTGGAATAACTCAACATGTTGCTAGTGCTCTTGACTTAGATGATATTGTAGACTATATGACAAATAAAATGGAAGAAGGTATTGCGATAGCAGCGGAGGGAAGTTATGAATAATTTTATGATAGATAAAGGATATATTTTTTATTTAGATGGAATACTAGTTCCTATCACTCCTTCTTCCATTACAACTAAAATTAATAATAAGAATAAAGTTGTTACACTTATTAATGATGGAGATTTTAATATTCTAAAAGAAGAAGGTTTAAAAGAATTTACATTTGATATGTGTTTACCTGCATATAAGTACCCTTTTGCAAGAGGGGTACTTTTACCTATCAATTATTATCTGAATATGTTAAGCTTCTTAAAAAATTCAAAAAAACCTTTTAGATTTATAGTTATTAGAGAAGGAGCAATTGGAAGCTCAGGATATAATACAACTATGTTAGTATCTCTTGAAAATTATGAAATAAAAGAAGAAGCTGGGAATGGTAGAGATGTTGTTGTATCAGTGACTTTAAAAGAATACAAGAATGTCAAAAGCACTCTTTTTAAATATATTGATATTGGAGCTCAAGCCTTAGGCACAGCTTTATCTGTAGCTACTTTTATATCTACAAAGACTAGAGATAGTTCATCAAAGAAATCTCAAAGAACTTACAAAGTTAAAGAAGGAGATACTCTTTATATTATTGCAAAAAAAGAATTAGGTGATGCAAATAAATGTAAGTTTTTGAAAGAATTAAACAAATTAAGCTCCATACATGATATAAAAATTGGGCAGGTGATAAGACTTGAATAGAGATTTAGATTTGATAATAAAAACTCAAAAAGGTCCAGTTGCACCTGCCATTCTTGATGGTGCATGTTGGGATACAGAAAGAAAAGGAACTCCTGGGAAATTTACTTTTAAATGTATTTTTGACGAATTAAATCAATTTGAAGAAGGAGATTTAGTAACAGTAAAATATAAGAATGAAGAAGTTTTTTATGGGTTTGTATTTACTATTTCAAGAGATAGAGACAAAATTTTATCAGTAACTGCTTATGATCAATTGAGGTATTTAAAAAATAAAGATATCTATCACTATGAGAATAAAAAAGCATCTGAAGTATTAAAAATGATAGCTGATGACTTTAAATTAAATTGTGGTGAAATAGAAGATACAAAATATGTTATTCGTGAAAGATTAGAAGATAATGTTGCTTTATTTGATGTTATTTTAACTGCTCTAAATTTAACTTTACAGAATACAAAAAGATTATATGTTATTTATGATAATTTTGGAAAAATAACATTAAAAGATGTTGAAAGTCTAAAATTAAATGAAGGAATATTTATTGATGAAACTATTTCAGAAAATTTTTCATATAGTTCATCTATAGATAAAACATATAATAAGATAAAATTAACTAGAGAAAATAAAGAAAAGGGAGTAAGAGAAATATTTTTATCTCCTAACACAGAAGCAGAAATAAAAAATCATACCTATGAGAAATGGGGAATTTTACAATACTATGATAGAGTAGATGAAAAAGAAAATCCACAGGTAAAAGCTGATTCACTCTTAAAACTTTATAATAGAAAGTTTAAAAGTTTATCTATTAAAAATGTCTTTGGTAATGTAAAAGTGAGAGCTGGAGTAAGTATAGTTGTAAAATTAGATTTAGGAGACATTAAGGTTAGTAATTATATGCTTGTTGAAAGTGTAAAGCATACTTTTAATAAGGATGAACATTTTATGGATTTAAAATTGAGAGGAGCTGATATTGAATGATAGAAGCAATTAAAAAAATAGTTTCTAATATGTTAGAAAATTCAAAACTATCTAAACTAGAATTTGGTACAGTTGAAAGTGTTTCACCTATTAAAATAAGAATAGACCAGAAAAAAGTTATAAATGCTAGCCAATTAATGTTATCTCATTTAGTAAGAGATTATTATGTGGATATTACAGTTCAACACAGCACTGATAGTATTTATGGATCTTGGGATACATCTCATAATCATCCTGGAGCAGGGAAAAATGTTATTCCAATAGACCACGAACATGAGTATAAAGGTCGTAAAAAAATTATGATGCACTATTCACTGAAAAAAGGAGAAAAAGTTGTATTAATAAGACAAGATGGAGGACAACTCTATTATATTTTAGATAGAATAGATGATCCTATTGTTGAAGGAGAGTGGATATAAAAAACTTTTTCTTTAAAAAATTTCTCTTGACTTTTGTCAGACATTATTGTATAATTTTGTCAGACAAAAGGTAGGTGATGAAATTGCTTAAAAAAATAGGTCGTCCGACTGATGAACCGAAATCTCATAGAATAACTGTTAGAATTGATGAAGAAAGCAAAAAAACTTTAGATGAATATTGTTTAAAAAAAGAAGTCAAACCAGCAGAAGCTATAAGAATTGGGATAAAGAAGTTAAAAGATGACTTAGAAAATTAAAATAGAGTGTTATACCCCGCTAAAAGTATTAAACACTCTACCACCAAAGTATTGGTATGTAAATATTATACACTGCATACCTCTATTTTGGCAACTAAAAAATTAAAATGGAGGTATTTTTTTATGTATGCAAATATGGAAAAGGTAATCAAAGAAAGTAGAAAACACTTAACAACTCATTATGATATGTCATTTGACCAATTAAATGATATTCGTGATAATTCAAAAGGAATTTTTGAAATGATACATAAAGCATTTATGTTTGGATTTGGTCAAGGGATAAAATGTCAAAAGAAAAAAGGTAAGGTGAAAAAAAATGGAAAATAAATTAGTAAAAATAAATAATGTAGAACTTGGAATAAAAGAATATAAAAAAGAAAGAGTGATAACTGCTTGGGATATAGCAAAAGTTCATAATAAAGAAGTGAATGATATTACTAAAAATTTTAATAATAATAAGAAAAAATTTATTTTAGATGAAGACTATTTCTTAGTAAATAGAACTGAAATCTCTGAACGGAAAATATCCGTTCAGGATTTCATCCCTAATAATGTTAAAGAAATACCGTTATTTACTGAAAGTGGATATCTGATGTTAGTAAAAACATTTACAGATGATTTATCATGGGATATTCAAAGACAATTAGTAAAAGGATATTTCAAACTTAAAGAACTTAAATCAAGTGTAGATAAAGATAAAAGACTTGAAATAATGGAAAAAAATGCAAATGTAAGAATGGCTAAAATGTTAAAATCTTTAATACCATTCTCAAAAAGTGAAAGATATAAAGAAATATTGGTATCAGAAGCAACAAAAGTTTTAACAGGAAAAGAACTAATCCCACCACCAGAAGTGGAAGCTAAAACTATAACTGCCACTCAAATAGCAGAGATATTAGGAGTATCTGTTCAAAAGATAGGTATTATCTCTAATAAATACAACTTGAAAACAGAACAAAACGGATATTGGGTTCATGAAAAAGCAAAGTATTGTAATAAAGAGATACCTAATTTTAGATATTTTGAAAGTGCAATAGAAGAATTTAGAAAATATATTTAATTAATCAAGAGGAGTATAAAAGCTCCTCTTTTTTATTTAAAGGGGGTGATTATAATGCTACCAGTTAGAAATGATAGAGTTGAAATAAAATCAGAAGTAGAAGCTATTCCAACTAAAACTTATAAAATGGCTATCTTTGGAAACAAAATTACAGGTAAAACAGATGGACAAGAAGCTATGAAACAAGCTATTTATAAAATCTTAAATACTGAGAGATATCAATATCCAATTTATAGTTGGAACTATGGGATTGAATTAAAGGATTTGTTTGGAAAATCTAAAAGTTATTGTAAAGTTGAATTAGTATCAAGAGTATCAGAGGCTTTATTGCAAGATGAAAGAATTATTACTGTAGAGTCTTTTTTATTTGATGATACAAAAAAAAGAGAAAGCTTAGCAATGACTTTTACAGCAAAAACAATTTATGGTGATGTTGAAATAGCTAAGGAGGTGAAAGTAGCATAATGTTCGAGGACAAAACTTATGAAAATTTATTGAATGATAAATTAAGTAGGGTTCGTAAAGATATTGATACTCGTGAAGGGTCAGTAGTATTTGATGCTACAGCTGGAAACTCTTTAGAAGAAGCTCAAATGTATTTGACAATAGCAGAATATTATCAGCAAACTTTTGGAGATACAGCAAGTAGAGAGTTTTTAATAAGGAGAGCAGCAGAAAGGGGAATAAAACCAAAAGCTGCAAGTGTTGGAGTATATAAAGGTATCTTTAATATGGATATTCCTATTGGAAGCAGATTTTCTTTAGATATCTACAATTATATCGTTATAAAAAAATTACCTACTGGAACATTTGAATATATGTTAGAGTGTGAAACTTATGGAGAAGAACCTAATGGTTCTGTAGGAGATTTAGTTCCAATAGACTATGTTCCTGGATTAACATCAGCAAAAATAACAGAAATGCTTATTCCTGGTGAAGATGAAGAAGAAACTGAAAGTATAAGGCAAAGATACTTAGATAGCTTTAATCTACAAGCTTATGGTGGAAATATAAAAGACTATGAAGAAAAAACCATGGCACAAGCTGGGGTAGGAGTAGTTAAAGTAACTCCTGTTTGGAAAGGTGGCGGAACAGTAAGAGTTACTATTTTAGATAGTGAATTTAATATAGCTTCTACATCTTTAATTTCTAAAATCCAAGAAGTGTTGGATCCAACTAGAGACCAAACAGGGAAAGGATTAGCTCCAATAGGGCATATAGTTACAGTTGATACTCCTGCACAAGAAAAAATTTATATTGCTACGAAATTAACTTTAAAAGATTTATCTGTTACTAATATAAAAGCTGATATTGATAAAGCTTTAAAAGCATATCTTTTAGAGTTAAGAAAACAATTCAAAGAATCAGAAAAGATAGTTGTA